GGGTTTTTATTATGTATTCGATAACTCTAAGCCAGAACCATTGGTTCTTCACACCGAATCTAGTTTTGTGCAGCAAAAGCGGCTATCAATGATGCTATTTTTCGTGACCATGGCGCGGTCTGTGGATCCTGGTCATTCAGTAATGACAGGAATGTCCAATTGATGTTTGGCGTGTTCACAAAAGAATCTTGAGTAAAAATAGTATTCATTAAATAGTTTGGTTTAGCTGCATCTGTGTTTGATACCATTGCATCAAGTACTGCTGAAGCATTTGTGATTGATACTAGTAGTGACAACGTAGGTTGCGCTTGAGCTCCACCCTGATCCCAATTGACGAATAGGGCATTTGGATTATTGTTTTTGTTAACAGTCCATGGCCTAATAATGAAATGAATACTATCACACATTGGAAAACTAAACTGGCCTGGTGCTTCTCTAGTAAACACGATCTGATTATTTAACATGAACTGCACGGTAATGTCATCACCATCAGCATCAGCACTTACATCAACACAGTCTGCGATGGTAGGAATATCATTTGGTCCTCTGTTTCCTCTCGGCAACAAAATTCTACCTGGTGTTGGAAGAAAATTAATTGCCATAGAACCCGACGTTGGCACTCGTAGTCCAATATCCCATTCAACTGCATCATCTCTTCCAGCTATACATGTAGCAGTCATTTGATTTCCTGAAGCTCTGCCTACTACTGAAATGTATCCTCCACCATGTGCATTTGGAACCCCTTGAACATTTGAATGTTGTATGTTTTCATTGAAGAAGGGATTATCTATTTCAACAATTGGATTTTCAGCTCTTGCTGTGTCGAATTCCATTGTGTTTGCATATACATTATTTGATAGTTGAGATTTAATACTAAGAATACCGATCAATTTCTTCACTTCTGGATCCTGTGCTTTAGTAATTATAGCTTTAGTTCTTCTCGATCCTTCTGATCTAGCTGCTCCAGCCAATGCCTCAAGCATCGATTCCAGTCCACTCTTGATATCATCAAATACGTCTGTTGAGAGAACGTTAGTTATCGGAGTCAATGGAGCATTTATAGTAAATGGAGATAGTTGTCCTAACACATCACGCACAATGACTGTGGTGCCATTTGAGCTTGAAGCCACAGCGTTGTAGTCATTTAATGTAGCTAGACCTTCCTGTGTCAGTGGTGCATTTGGTGCTAGTTTCCTCACTCTTTCCTTCAATGTGATAATGCCGTTGATGCATTCAACTAGATCCATGCTCGCAGTGTGATTGAGCTATGAATATGCC